TAGCTTGTGTTGGTATGTCATCAGAATACTTAGCTATAAACTGGACACCTTTTTCATACAAAACTTTTGCATTGGCTTTAGAAACACCACAATCATTCTGCAAAGCAGTTCTGGTATCAATTCCAATTTGTCTTTTGAAATTGTTACTGTCTGTCTTATTCTCTTTTGTCCACAATGGCTTGAAGTGAGAGATTAAGGTTGCATATTGGTCTAACTTTTGTGCTTGTATACTAGCAAATGCATCAGACCTAGTTTCTGATAACTTCTGAAATTCATTTTCAGCTTTAGTAATTCTCGCAATATTATCTGCATTTAAATGTTTATCTAGCAAGGTAGTATCTCCTATTGTTGTTTATTCTAGGACAAAGAGCAGTATTTACTGCTCAATGTTTCGACCTCATTAGGTCTCATCAGCTAGACTAATTTTTAATTTTATAAGTTTTGTTATTGGTGTTTGAAGTTACAGTAATTTCAACTTCAAATTTTTTGATAAACCTTAATGCATCTAACTTATATCCATGACGATTTATAATATGTTTAAGGTTATCAAGACTAAAGTTATCAGTAGCAAACTCATGCAAGTATGCTTGGATATTTGTATAGTTTAATATTTTCATATTATCTCCTATTTCAATCAATTTTTACATAAGAAGATAAGTCTTGAGTTCTATTTCTTTTCTTGCACCTATCCAATTGAACTTGTTGTAATGCTCTTCTTCCTACTTTGGAATAAAGTCTTTCCATCTTCTCAATTTTTCTAGATGTTATATCCCAATCTCTGAATGATGGGATATTTTCAAACTTCGAAATATTGTGTTTCATCTTCTCTAATCTTTTGTCATAACGAGATAATTTAGCATCTAAGTTAGCTAATGTTTGTATGTAGTTCATATAGTTTCTCCTAATTAAATTAACTGTTTCATACTTTCGTAATCATCAGACCAAGAACACACTTGGTTACAATTAATCTCGTAATTTTCTTACGAACTTTGCCACCTAAAATCTTCTCATCATTTAGGGAGAGGTTTCGAGGTTGGACTATAACAACCTTGCCTAAGAGTTCATCAGAGGTTTCAATATCTCTTTCACTCTATTCCTCATCTCAGAGGGCGAACTCGTGTATCAATTACTCTTTAGAGTTCAGACTTGTTGGACTTAACCTACATTTGTCGGCGTCTCTCTCGCAGTCGCTAACAAAGACACTTCGTGTCTTACCACCAAAATAAAAATCTGTCAAACATTAAAATACAATAATTTATAATAATATATCTTAATATATACCCTTATGCATATCATACACCTTTGTAACCCTTAGTGGAGTTTAAATCTTATCTAATTAAAGTTTATAATAAATTATACATTAAATACATTAATGGGCTTGTATGGGCTTTAAATCGCCACTAATTACCATTTCACTATATGAGAACGAAAAAAAAGAGCAGTAAAAACTGCATTAATAAAAAAACTGTGCTATTTTGTAAAAGTTAACATTAACTTTTGAGAGAGATAAAATGCCAGACAAAGACAAAGATAAGCCCAAACTAAAATTAGTCAGCACCAATAAATCTAATCCTGTAAAACAAAACGACAAGGCAAAACTAACATCTAAGCAGTTAGGTTTTTGTAAAGACATTGTTTACAATGGTATGACGTTGATTGATGCATATTGTAACAATTATAATGTTTCAGCTACAACTCAGAATAATACTATAAGAATGTTAGCATCTCGTTTGAGGTCTCAGGATAACATTGGGATAACAATTAATAAGCTATTAGATGAAAAAGATAGACTTAATAAGATGCAAGAGGTTAAGAAAGAAGAGATAATTTTAAATAAGCTGATGCAGTTTGCTGATGATGAAAATATAAATGATGCAGTTAGAGTAAGAAGTTTAGAATTACTTGGAAAAAATCTTGGTTTATGGACAGAAAACATCTCTATCGAAAATAAAGATAAGACTTCTGAAGAAATAGAATTTGAATTAAAGAACAAGCTAAAGAAGTTGTTAGACACTTCTGGAAGTTAAGCTTAACTACGACACCTATTTACGAAAATTCTGTTATATTTACCCCCACCTACTACCCACCACCCTATGTGTCGGTGGCATAGCCACGTCATATACAGTTTATTTCACACAAACAATTTGTAATTTTTCGTAATTGCGACACTAGTATATACTGAATACTAGTATAAGGTTATTATTATATAGTAAATACTAATATACTAGTATATACTATAACTAGTATACTAGTATAGGAGGTTTTTTGTCAAACATTATTAAACTAGATAATTACAGAAAAGAATTGCCAGAGGATATTGACTTTATAGATGACCCTGTTGAATACTTAGAAGAGCCTATTGTTATAGGATGGAGTGATGAAGGTGAACATGCCGGGCTTTATATTGCTTCTACTGTTGACAGAGAAAGATGTTTATGGATGATAGACTTGGCTAAAAAAATGTTGGAGAACATTCCGTCAAAATGAATGATGAAAAAAACATAAAAACAATAAGGTGGGATGGAACTTGTAGGAAATGTCGTGTTAAAACACATTTTATTCCAGTTAAAGAAAAAACTATTGATAAGGGTTTAATGTGTATTCTTTGTTTTTGGAAGATAAAAGATGAATGATATTGCAGAAATAATTCAAGGGAACATGGATAGCATTAATCAGCTATCACCAGAGAAGAAACGTGAAGTTTTAAAACTGCTTGAAGATTATGAAAATGCCAAAACAAAAGAAAAGGCCAGAACATCTTTTCTTCCTTTTGTAAAATCTCAATGGGCAGCATTTATTCATGGAAACCATCATGAGATTATGGCAGATGCTTTTGAAAGAGTGGCCTCCGGTAAGTTAAAAAGATTGATTATTAACATGCCACCCCGTCATACTAAGTCTGAATTTGCAAGTTACTTATTTCCTGCATGGTTTTTAGGGCAATACCCCCAAAAGAAAATTATTCAAACAGCTCATACAGCAGAGTTATCAGTTGGATTTGGAAGAAAGGTTAGGAATCTTATCCAGACAGAAGATTTTAAAAATGTTTTTCCAGATGTAACTCTCTCTACAGACTCAAAGGCAGCGGGTAGATGGAACACTAACAAAGGCGGAGAGTATTTTGCTATAGGTGTAGGTGGTGCTGTTACAGGTAAAGGTGCTGATGTTTTAGTTATTGATGACCCGCACTCAGAACAAGAGGCCACAGTAGGTGACTACAATCCAGATGTATATGATAAAGTTTATGAATGGTATACTTCCGGGCCAAGACAAAGACTACAACCCGGTGGGGCCATAATATTAGTTATGACAAGGTGGAGTAAAAGAGATTTAACAGGCCAGATACTTAAAAATTACACTGAGAGAGAAGGGTCAGGGGAGTGGGAAGTCATACAATTACCTGCAATCATGCCATCAGGTGAGGCCTTATGGGAAGAATTTTGGAAAAAAGAAGAATTAGAATCATTAAAAGCTGAATTACCTGTTTCAAAATGGAACGCACAGTATCAACAAGACCCTACATCCGAAGAAGGCGCGCTTATAAAGAGAGAGTGGTGGCAAGAATGGACAAAATCAGACCTACCACCATGTGATTCCATTATACAATCATGGGACACAGCGTTTTTAAAGACTCAACGTGCTGATTATAGCGCATGCACCACTTGGGGAGTGTTCCATAACCCTGATGACGATGGTATTTTAAGGCCAAATTTAATTTTAATTGATGCTTTTAAAGAAAAACTTGAATTTCCTGAGTTAAAACGTGCCGCTTATGATAAATATTGGGAATTTGAGCCAGATATGATGATTGTTGAAGCAAAAGCAGCAGGTTCTCCCTTGATTTTTGAACTTAGAGCGATGGGAATACCAGTTACAGAGTTTACACCGAGTCGTGGACAGGATAAGATAGCAAGAGTTAACGCTGTTACAGATTTATTTGCAAGTAGCGTTGTTTGGCATCCGCCTACAAGGTGGGCTGAAGAGGTTATTGAAGAATGTGCATCATTTCCTAGTGGCGACCATGATGACTATGTTGACTCAACCACCCAAGCTCTGTTAAGATTCAGACAAGGTGGATGGATAAGAACAAGCATGGATGATTGGGATGATGAGCCAAAATATAGAAGGCCAGTGGAGTATTATTAGTGGATTTAGCGCATATAATAGACGGTTTAATTGCTTTAATTGTCATAGGAGGAGGATGGTTTCTAAGTTCTCAGGCAAAAGAAGTAAAAAGATTAGATATTTTGCTTAATAAAACAAGAGAAGATTACGCTAAAAGAGATGACGTAACAGTTGCTATAAACAGACTAGAAGAAAAAATAGACAGATTATTACAAAGAACAAAATAAGCAGACTACAGTAAAGGAGTAGCTAATGGCTATCGAAAAACCACTCGCCCCAGTGGATATAGGGCCAAGACCAGAAGAGATAGAAGATACAGAAGAAACTAAAATAGAAGTAGAGGTTTTAAATCCAGAAGCGGTATCTGTTGAAACTTCAGATGGTGGTATGATTATAGATTTTGAAGAAGCTCAAGACAATGAAGAAATGAAATTTGGAGATAATCTAGCAGAAGCTATTGAAGAGTCTGACTTAACTGAATTAGCAAGTGATTTAATAGGTAGTTTTAATTCAGATAGACAATCTAGAGATGAATGGGCAAGGTCTTATGTAAAAGGATTAGATTTACTAGGAATGAAAATAGAAGAAAGACAACAGCCTTGGGCTGGTTCTTCTGGGGTTTTTCATCCTGTTTTAACAGAATCAATAGTTAGATTTCAAGCGCAAGCTATGGGAGAAATGTTTCCTGCTCAAGGGCCAGTAAGAACAAAAGTCGTTGGTAAAATGACTCAAGAGAAAACAGCACAAGCTCACAGAGTTGAACAAGAGATGAATTATCTGTTAACAGAAGAAATGACAGAGTATAGAGATGAAACAGAACAAATGCTGTTTAAACTACCACTTGCAGGCTCTGCTTTTAAAAAGGTTTACTATGACCCAATCATGGAAAGACCTTGCTCAATGTTTGTGCCTGCAGAAGATTTTGTTGTATCTTATGGAGCCTCAGACCTAATGACATGCGAAAGATACACGCATGTAATGAAAAAAACTTCTAATGAAATTTTAAAATTACAAGATAATGGCTTTTATAGAGATATAGAGTTAGCAGACCCTGAGCCAGATATGTCAGACATACAAGAAAAGTATGATGAATTAGAAGGAGAGACGGCAACCATAGAAGATGATGATAGACACACCTTGCTTGAAATGCATATTGATTTAGAGTTACCAGAGCCATTTCAGGAAGAAGATGGTATTGCAAGACCTTATGTTATAACAATAGATAAGTCTTCTAGAACTGTTCTTTCCATTAGGAGAAATTATTATGAAGAAGACAAAAAGAAAAGGAAGAGACAGTATTTTGTTCATTATAAATATCTTCCGGGGCTGGGGTTCTATGGCACAGGACTTATTCATCTCATTGGTGGACTTGCTAAAAGCGCTACCTCGATTCTTCGTCAACTTATTGATGCTGGCACTTTATCTAATTTACCTGCCGGTCTCAAAGCTAGGGGTCTTCGTATTAAAGGTGATGATTCGCCTCTCATGCCGGGTGAGTTCCGTGACGTTGACGTGCCGGGTGGTGCAATTCGTGACGCTATTACTTTCATACCGTATAAAGAACCCTCATCCGTTTTATATCAATTGCTCCAAAATATCGTTGAAGAGGGGAGAAGGATTGGCTCCGTTGCAGATATACAAGTTGGAGACATTGGAGCGCAAGCGCCAGTAGGGACTACTTTAGCTTTAATGGAAAGGTCTATGAAGGTTATGTCTGGCGTTCAGTCAAGGCTTCATGCCGCGCTAAAGAAAGAGCTAAGGATATTATCTAGTATTGTTCGTGATTTTATGGATGATGAGTATATCTATGAAATAGAAGGTGACTTTTCTAGAAGAAAAGACTTTGATGATAGAGTAGATGTAATACCTGTATCTGATGCAAATGCTGCAACTATGTCTCAAAGAATTATGCAGTATCAAGCAGCATTACAACTTGCTCAACAAGCACCACAATTATATGATATGGGTAAGTTACACAGACAAATGCTTGAGGTGCTTGGTATAGACCAAGCCAAGGATATAATAAAGCTACCAGATGATATTAAGCCTGCTGACCCAGTAACTGAAAATATGGCTATTTTAAAACAAGAGCCAGTTAAAGCTTTTAAATACCAAGACCACGAAGCTCATATAAAAGTTCACATGGCAGCAGCTCAAGACCCAAAGTTAAGAGAAATAGTTGGTCAATCACCGTTTGCCGCAGCAATACAAGCGTCATTGTCAGCTCATATAACAGAACACGTAGCCTTTCAATACAGAAAAGAAATAGAACAAAGACTTGGTGTTCCAATGCCAGATGAAGAAAAGCCGTTACCAGAAGATGTAGAAGAAGAATTGTCTAAGGTTACAGCTGAAGCTGCAGAAAAACTATTAAGACAGAACAATGCAGAAATGGAGAAAATGGAAGCAGAGAGACAGGAAAAAGACCCATTGACTCAGATACAAAGAAAAGAATTGCAAATCAAAGAAACAGAATTGATGCATAAGATTAATATGGATAAAGCTAAATTAGAGCTTGAGAAGCTAAAATCTGACACTAACAGAGACTTGCAAGAAGAAAGAATTAAATCAGAAAACAAAAGAGAAGGTGCAAGACTTAGTGTAGATATGGCTAAAGAGTCTAATAAAGCTAAAAAGGCTGGAGTAGACGCAATAATAAACTTAGCAAAAAATACAGGAAGTTAACATGGCGGCAAAAAAAGGAACTATGAAAGGTCATACTATTGGTGGAGGTCATAAACGCCCAACAAAGTCTGGCGCAGGAATGACTAAAAAAGGTGTGGCTAAGTATCGTAGAGATAATCCCGGCAGTAAACTTAAAACAGCTGTAACTGGTAAAGTTAAGCCGGGTAGTAAGGCGGCAAAAAGACGTAAATCATTTTGTGCAAGAAGCGCAGGACAAATGAAAAAGTTTCCCAAAGCAGCTAAAAATCCTAACAGTCGTTTAAGACAAGCAAGAAAAAGATGGAAGTGTTAATATGACTACAGCAGTTAAAAGAGACCCTAAAAAATGGGCAGCAGCTAAAGCGAGAGCTAAAGCAAAAATGGGAGGCAAGCATTCTGCTAGAGCGATGCAACTTGCTACAAAGTATTATAAAGATGCAGGAGGCACTTACTCTGGCAAAAAGAAGGCATCAAATAAGTTATCTAAGTGGTCTAAACAAAAATGGAGAACAAAGAGTGGCAAGCCATCATCAAAGACAGGTGAAAGATATTTGCCAGAAAAAGCAATTAAGTCATTATCTTCAAAAGAATATGCTGCAACTACTAGGGCCAAAAGAGCAGGGACTGCAAAAGGCAAACAATTTGTAAAGCAACCAAAAAAGATAGCAAAAAAGACTGCAAAATTTAGAAAAACATAATTATATGGCAAGAAACGAAACAATTTATACACCTATTTTAAAAAAAATACAGGAAGAAAAAAATGCTGTCATTACTTATATGGCATCCGGCAGACCAAAAAATTACGAAGAATATCAAAGACTTGTCGGTAGAATTGAAGGATTATCATTTCTTGAAGAAGAAGTTCAATCTCTTGAAAAACAATTTATTGAAGATTAGGGGGTTACAAATTGTCAAGAAGTGTGTATATTTAAAATGACACTAGTGTAAACTAGTTCGGATTAATCTCCGCATGGTGTCGGTAAACCAATAATTACTGCAAAGGAAAACAGATGTATTCTGCACAAAAAAAAGACTACGAGGAAGATTTAAAACTAAAGCTTCCTATACCAACAGGTTATAAATTACTTATAGCTATTCCTAAGGTTAACGAAAAAACAGAAGCTGGTGTGTATATGCCGGATAAATTAACAGAAATGGAACAAACAGCATCTATTATAGGCCTAGTCGTTGAGATGGGTGAAGATGCATATAAAGATGAGGGTAAATTTCCTCATGGCCCTTATTGCAAGAAAGGCGACTTTGTAATTTTCCGTTCTTATTCTGGAACTAGATTTAAAGTTCAAAAAGAAGAATTTCGTTTAATTAATGATGACACAGTAGAAGCTGTTGTCGATGACCCTAGAGGATATACAAGAATATGAGTGATAATACAGCAAAACAGTTAGAAAATAACGAAGAGACTAAAGAAGTTGAAATTAATAATGAAACTATAGACCTTGAAGTAGAGGTGGTAGATGATACACCTGAAGAAGATAAAAACAAGGCTAGAAAAGAAGGAGCGCCTAAAACAGCTATTCCAGAAGATGATGAAATTAAACAATACTCTAATGATGTTCAAAAAAGATTAAAAACATTAAAATACGAGTATCACGAAGAAAGAAGAGCTAAAGAGGCGGCAGAAAGAACTAAAGAAGAAGCAGTGCAGGCTTTAGAAAAAGTCGTAGCTGATAATAAAAAATTAAGAAAAACGTTAGATGATGGCGAAGGTGTCCTAGTAGACCAAGCTAAAAAAAGAGTTTCGGCAGAGCTTGAACAAGCTAAAAAAGAATATAAAGATGCTTATGAAGCTGGAGACCCTGATAAATTAGTTGAGGCGCAAAGTAAATTAAGCAGAGCGCAAAGTGAACAAATTCAGGTAGAACGTTATAAACCACCAGCCAGAGAGGCTGTTGAAAGTAATACCCCTGTGCCTAAACAGCCTGCTCCGGTTAAAAAACAAGAGCCAACAAAAGCAGATAAAGAATGGTTAAGTAAAAACGAAGATTGGTTTCAAAAAGATGGTTTTGAGGATATGACAGGTTTTGTATTCGGTGTGCATGAGAAATTGGTAAAAGCAAAAATAAACCCAATACTTGAGCCAGAAGAATATTATAAAAGAATTGATGAAAGCATACAAAATGCTTTTCCAAAATATTTTAACAAGCAAGACGTTGAGACAAAAGAGGTTGAAGCACCTCAGCGTAGTGCTGGTAACGTGGTTGCCCCGGTTGAACGAAGTGCAAAAAAACCACGCAAGGTGCAATTGACCTCTACCCAAATAAATCTCGCAAAAAGGCTAGGGCTTTCGCCAGAGCAATATGCGCAACAGTTACTGAAGGAGTCAAACTAATGGTAGATAGAAACGACAGAAAAGATGACACAAGAGAGTCTCAAGAAAGAAAAGTGACTTGGAAAAGGCCATCTGCTTTGCCAGACCCCGACCCAATTGAAGGCGTTGAGTTTCGTTGGATTCGCACAGCATCACTAGGTCAGGCAGATATGACAAATGTTTCTGCTAAAATGAGAGAAGGATGGGAGCCTGTGAAAGCAGAAGACCACCCAGAACTTAAAATTATATCTGATGTTGATTCTAAATTTAAAGGTAATGTAGAGGTTGGAGGATTGCTACTTTGCAGAAACTCCAAAGAAAATATGGATGCTAGAAGAGAGTATCATAAACAGCAGGCACAGAATCAAATGCAGGCAGTTGATAATACTTATTTGAAGGAATCCGACCCACGTATGCCAGTTCTTAAACCAGAGAAAAGCACACGCACATCGTAATTTAAATTAAATTTTTTAAAAGGAGACAGTGATATGTCAAGCACAGCAGCTCCTTTTGGATTAAGACCTGTAGGAAGTTTAGGCGGAACATACAATGGTAGTTTTCGTCAATATCCTATACTAAGCTCTTATTCCACAAGGATAGCTTTTGGAGATGTTGTTAAGCTAGCGGATGGCGGCACAACAACAACAATAGAGAAAGATACAGGCACTACTTCAGCAACGCCTATAGGTATCTTTTTAGGATGTTCATATACTGACGTAAGCACAAGTCAGTTATCATTTAATCAACAATGGTCAGGCGCTGCTCATACCAATGGTATGGCTTATGTTTGTGATGACCCAAATGTTTTGTTTGAAATACAAGCAGATGGGACATGTAATGACGATGACTTAGGAGCAAACGCAGCAATAGTTCAAGGAACCCCAGATTCCACTTTAGGAATTTCTAGAGTTTCATTGGACATAAGCACAGCTGCTAATACAGCTTCTCTTCCACTACGTATTGTAGACTGGAGAGGCGGCTTTACTGGTGATGAACACGGCACCTCATTCCCAATTATGGTCTGTAAATGGAACACAGGACATATGCTCGGTATTGGTGTTGTTTCTGGCGCAGCCCCAAGTAACTAATAAATAAGGAGATTAGAAGATGGCTATTTCAAGAGCGCAACTCCTTAAAGAGTTGCTACCGGGTTTAAACGCCCTATTCGGCTTAGAGTATGAAAAATACGAAGACGAACACACCCAGATATATGAAGTTGAAAATTCAGAGCGTAGCTTTGAAGAAGAAGTGAAGTTATCTGGCTTTGGCGCAGCTCCTGTTAAGCAGGAAGGTGCGGCAATAACATATGACACAGCACAAGAATCATTTACTGCAAGGTATAATCATGAAACTGTTGCTATGGGCTTTTCAATAACAGAAGAAGCTATGGAAGATAATCTATATGATTCTCTTTCTGCTCGTTATACAAAAGCGTTAGCAAGAGCTATGGCTTATACAAAGCAGACAAAGGCAGCTTCTTTGTTGAATACTGGTTTTGATACTTTCACAAGTGGTGATGGTCAGTTTCTTTTTGATACAGACCACCCAACAGTAGCTGGTGGAAATAACAGAAACGAACTTTCAACAAATTCTGACTTAAATGAAACTTCTCTTGAGCAAGCAGTAATTGATATTGCAGCTTTCGTAGACGAAAGAGGCTTATTAATTGCAGCAAGACCAAGAAAGCTGATTATTCCACCTGCATTAATGTTTGTTGCGACTAGAATTCTACAATCAGAGTTACGTGTCGGAACTGCAGACAATGACACTAATGCATTAAGAACAAATGGTTCAATACCTGAAGGTTTCGCTGTTAACCACTATTTAACAGACACAGATGCTTTCTTTATTACAACTGATGTTCCTAATGGAATGAAAATGTTCGTAAGAACACCAATGTCTACATCAATGGATGGAGATTTCAACACAGGTAATGTAAGATACAAAGCCCGTGAGAGATATTCATTTGGTGTATCAGACCCGCTAGGAATCTTTGGTTCACCGGGTGCTTAACTAATATAAGAGGGATATTTGAAACTATCCCTC